ATTTAACATCGTGACCATATCTACTGTCATTTTTTGCTCTCCCGATTGCGTGAGCAAAAAATATAATTATGAATAACTTATAAAACTTTTATTATTTAACATCGTGACCATATCTACTGTCATTTTTTGCTCTCCCGATTGCGTGAGCAAAAATATAATTATGAATAACTTATAAAACTTTTATTATTTAACTTTTTGCAAATATTTATTGAAACTCTTTGCTTTACCATGAGGTAAAGAAATAATTTATAATTATTGTACACATCATATTGAATCATACTTCTTTGCTTTACCATGAGGTAAAGCAATAATTTATAATCATTCTTTATTATTTTTGTGTATTTCATAAACTTTTTGTCTTAATTCTAAATATTGTTTGTATTTTTCAGTTGATAATTCGTTTTCATATACTTTACAATTTCCAGAGACAATGGTTTCTACTTTTTTCTTATCTATAGACGAGTTTTTATTATTTTGAATAATTACATTATATATCCTAATTGTAGTCCAACCTTCAATAAATTTTTCAAATATAAAAATAACTTCTTCTCCAGTAATAGAACGTTTTTCACAACGTTTTTTCTCGCGTTTATCCTTTTTTATTTGATTAAATTGAGTTCTATATTTATTATCCATTTATATATATATAATAAAATTATTTTATATTATTTTTAGCAAAGATATTTACGAGTTGATTATAATATTCGTAATCAATTTCCGACAATTCTGATTTATAAATAACAGAATTACCATTAGTTAAATTTCTTTTTATATTTTTAATAATATCTATTGTTAAATTATTTTGAATATTGTTATGATTTCTTTGTTTTATTAAATAATCTAATATTTTTATAAGACTCCATTTTTTGTTTATTTTTTCAATTACAATGATAATTTCTTTTGCTTGAATTTTTCTTTTGGATAAGTTTATTTCTTCACGAGTTAAAGGTATTCTATCGATTTTTTTTTCATTTTTACAAACAATTTCACCATTTTTAATTCTTGTTATGGTATGTCTTGGTAAATTAAGTAGGTTTTGAATTTCTATATTTTTATATTTTTCTTGAATTAAATTTCTAACCTGTATAATTATTTCATCACTTACACCACCTTTTGCTTCTCTAATTGAATTAGACATTTTTTTTCGTGTTTCTTCTGAAAATGTCTTGCCAAAATTATAATTTCCATTACCCATCATTTTTTTAGATTTTTCCTTATAAAAATTTTTTAAACGTAATTCTTTACATATTTCTGCCTTTATATTTCTTAATTTTAATATAAATAAATATCTTTCCTTACCATTATCATTTTGATTTAATTCAGAAAATATTTCTATATTATGTTTTTCTTCATTACACATTAAATATATTTGTTTCTTTATTGTTATGTCAGTGGTTTGTAAAAACTTTTCAAATCCAATTGCCTGATTATATTTAACTATTAAATGTGGTTTAACCAATTGAATAAATTTTAGACAATCCGTTTTATTATAAATGATAAAACGCATATTTGAAGATTCTACTTTTCCAAAACCTAAAAATTTTACAATTTGATGTAATATTATTGGATATTTTTTTTGAGAAATTGATATTTTTATTTTTTTTAATTTACTTTCAATATATAAACATCCTTCAGCGTCAAATAATCCTGCTATATATTCAACATTTAATTTTTTTAAATTGGTTTCTAAAATAGTTGTTTTAGAATTATTATCACTACATAACTTGTGCAAATATTCTTTTTCGTCTAATTTGTTTGGTAAATTCACTAGTTTATTAAATTCATATAAACAATTATATTGTTGTTCTTTAATTATAAATGAATGTCTTAAATAATCTAATAATACTTGATATTCATTACTTCTAATTAATAAATTGTATTGGTTTCTTATATTATTTTTATGAATCAATTCATTATTTTCATCCATTTTATTTTCTATTTTATTATTTCTATTTTCAGATGAGGTAATTGACCCACCAAAATGAAATCTTAATACTTGTAATATATTAGTTCTACATTGAGTAATTGTGAAACCAGATTGATAACCATCTTTAATTTTTCGTATAAATATACACCCATCACCGTCTATAAATCCAGCAATATAGGATGCGTGAGGTGGGTCATTTTTAAACCTGTCTAAATGTATTTTATTGTCTTCAGTTATGCTCATCATTGTATATTGTATCATATACCCATATCTTTAAGTTTATTTCAATTTTAATATAAATTATGTTTTACTTTCTGGATATATATCATTTTCTAAATCATCAATTATTTTATTTACTTGAGCTAATTTGTCTTGGATTGATACATTATTTGACTTGCAACCAATAAATATTTTATTTAATTTTGGGTGTTTTTCAATTTTGAAATACTTACGTAATCTCTTTTTTTCTTTATCCGCATAATCTTCGTAATAAACTACGTATTTTTTCATCATATTTTGTGTAATTCCATCTGGTAAAGGTTTTGCACTACTTTTTCTTTCTCTCTTTGTTCCCTGTTTAATACCTTTTGAATTTTGTTCTTGTTCTTCTCTGGTTGCTATTCTTAAATTTTCTAGTGAATTGTTTAATGGGTTTTGGTCAATATGGTCAACACTTATATTTTTAGTTCCTTTACCATTTCCATAACAACCCGTAATTATTTGATGGATAAATAATCCAGATGAAGAACAAATATATCCGTTTTGATGACAAAAAAATGTTATTTTTTTTCCATAATTATTATTTTCATAATCTAATATTTTTTGATAACTTTTACAACATAATTTAATAATAGTGTTAGTTTCACAATACATTAACCAATATTGATTAGAATTTTCTTTAATTTTCCACATAGGATTTTTTATAACATAAGCATCCTTACCAATTTCTATATAGTGTCCAAGTGTAAATTCTACTATTTCATTTTTGTCAGCAATATGTTTATGATAATTATGATAAATTGTTATATTTTCGCGTCTTAAATCAAATGAATTATTATTTTTAAATTTATATTCAATATTTAAACTATCGTATTTAAAGATGTGCTCTAAATATGTAATTTTTTGGTTATGACGTAAATAATAAGGATATTTTTTTTCTTCTGGATTGTAATAAATAAAGTTTTTTTCAAAATTTATTATTGAAAATAAATCTAAAAAATCCATTAACACACGGTTATTATTAAAACTGATTATACCACAATTTAATTCTTTGTCAAAGTCATATGATAGTTTATAATTCATATTGTATATTATATAATATGAATATATTTAAGTAGTTTTTAAATGAAATATAATATTTCACTTTACTTAATTGGAATAAGCTAACCCACCCCGAGTTCACCTACTCCGACCCAAATCTTTCAAATTGAGCTTGGACTATCCCTTAAGTCATCACTGAAAGTTGCTAGCTTTCTCAGACCCACTTCATTATAGTCTCTGAACCTTCTCCATATGCTTGCACTATCGCACTTAGGAGCTTGGCTGCGGATTGTCCAATCCTTTTCGTTGTTACTATGCCCGAGGTCATTACCCTGGGTTTTTGATAAACTTTCATTTAACAAAGTAGTAGAAAAGGCTCTAAGGATGTTCCTGCATTTTAGAAATGTTGCCTCCATTTGACCAATAAATAGTCAAACACAGACTAGCTGGTTATATAATACATTCGTCATTTGTTGCTGAATGTATATTTGCTTTACACTGTTTACCCATATTAGTAAGCAAATATCTAATATGGCAGCCAACTGTTTGGCACAGGTAGTAAATACATTTTGTATCATTGTATATTGTTTCATATACTTTTTAATGCCACTCATAATTCTAAGTACATTATAATTTGTCGCGTATACGCGGACCTTAGCAGTTTTGGTGCCTTCAACAGTTGCATTAGATAAGACCAATTGGAGTGTGGCGTTATCAATGCGCGAGAAATTGCACGTCCCGCTGGGTTGGTGTTCCTCTGGGCGAAGGGCGAACGAATACACATTAATACCTTCATCAGGATTTCTAGTATGCGCTTGGTAAGGTTGAACCCAAGAGAAGTAAGAACCTTCACGCTCAGAGAAGCGATCTTGGCCGTTCAATTGGAGCTTAGCAGTCACAACAGGGTTAAGGCCCCAACAGTGAAGATCTAAAGAGGTTTCAGTCATAACAAATGTTCCCGCATCAGATACTGTTGAGTTGTCAAGATGAGAACCACCTTGTAACGCCTTTAATGCTGCCTTTTCAGCATCAGATAAACCCGCAACACCGTCGTAGTTAGGGGCTACACCGCCAAGGTTAGGTTCATTATAAGGATTGGAGGGTCCGTGCCAGTATCCTGTGAAACCATTAGGAATATCGTAATCAAGAGCACCAGCATCTTGGAATAATCCTTGGGCATCGATATAAGCACGGGTATCCGCAGCTAAAGCAGTAGGTCCACCGAAAGCGTGGATTGCATTAGGGAGCGCATCAATCGCGTCGGTATAGTTGAATGGTTGGGCACCAAGAACCTTGAATAAGAGAGCATCACATACAAGAGATGAACAGTAATCCACGTTTTGATCAGGTTGGACAACCCAGATAAGCTCCTTAACAGGGTGGTTAAAGTTGAGCTTGATCTTGTTACTGGATGAACCAACGGATTCATCACCAGTGAATTGAAGTTGAGTAATTAAATATTCGTGGGGATTTTGGGCAAATCTACGACGCTCATCAGTATCCAAGAAGACATAGTCAACATATAAAGACGCGGCAACCAAAGATTGATTATAGGCAATTGCCGCAGGAACAGGGCGTCCAGGGGCATATTGCTGTCCCGCTTGAGATTGGCAAGAAAGACTTGTAACCGCCCACAAGCACTCGTCAATGGGTCTAATATCAAGGTTGATCTTTACTTCGTGGTATTGAAGGGCAATCAAAGGAAGAGCAAGACCTGGGTTTGTGCAAAACCAAAATTGAAGAGGAATATAAAGAGTTGTTTCTGGAAGAGCATTACGAGGAGCACAAACTTGACGAGGAGCCAAAGAATCACAAGGTCCGTCGACTTCAGAGAAAGAAGGATCTGTGATGAATGTGAGTTGAGTTGTGTTACCAATCATCTTAAAGTAACCACGTTGTTGTTCAGCTGTCATTGTAAGTTGGTTCCAGATATGCATCCAGTCACCATATTGACGATCAATACGTTGACCACCAATTTCAACTTCAACTTGAGCAATTAATTGCTCACCAGGGAAATCTAACCAACGGGCATAAACACCAGAACCTTGGCCAGCGGCAAAGGAGGCAATTCCCATAAGTTGGTTAATTTCAGGTAAAGTGACTTGCAAGTATGTTCTGTATGCAAGATCACCGTTGCGGCTAATTGTGCATTGAACACGACGTCCAAAATCAGCCTGTCCATTGAATGTTTGTTCAATAGATTCAATCGCAAAATTTGTGTATCTACGATATGTTACTTTCCAAAAAGTAATTTGAGGGTTACCAGTAAGGTATACGTCTTGAGCTCCATAAGCTACGAGTTGCATTAATCCGCCTCCCATTTTTATATAATGCCTAAAGAAAAAAAAATTTTGAAAATTAAATTAATTAATTTATTAATTTAATTATTTATTATACTTGTCCCTACATTTTAGGATAATATATTATTAATATCCGCGTTTTCCTTCATAAATATAGATAAATATGATTCGTTAAATACTTCTTTTTTACCTTCATGGTTTTTTATAAATATATATGAATCATTGCGTTTTTTTATAGACCAACCTTTATCTAAAGCATTAAATAAAAAAACCATTTTATGAAATTTAATTTTATCTATTTCTAATTGTTTATCTGCTATTTTTATTTCTATATCCATATTGCTTAAATATAGTTTCCATTCTTTATTTTTTCTTTTAACTTATTTATATTTTTGCTTATAAAATCTGGAATAGTGTTTTTCTTCATTATCTAAAGTAGTAAGATTTGTTTTCACAATATTTTCCATATTATCTGAATAATATATATTTTGAACAATATATCCTTTTTTAATAGGAATCGTTTTCATATATTCTATACAATTTGCACAAGGTTTACTTGATTGTAATTTATTTTTTGTTGATAATCTAATGACCAATATATTTATTGGTGTTAGTTTCTTCTTAATCTTTAATGGTTTTAGTTTATTTATAACATCTTGTTCTGCGTGAATTCCAGGCATTAACCCATCACTATCAGCCATTTGATTCACACCAAAACATAATATATTATTTTTGTAAGACATCTTTCCCTCTTAATATACACGCTACATGATTATAATGTCCACATAAACACGCATCTATATTTTTGGTTCCATTTTCATATTGATAAAGGTCCGTATTAGAAGGCAAACAAAATCGCTTAATAAACATCTTATCAAGTAAATTAGACATCTTAAATATATATTATTGTTAATCTATATTTAAATCATTTCAATTTTTTATTCAAATGTAATATATTTTTTAAAATTAATAATTAAATATTATTTCTAAAAAGAATATATAAATAATGCCATCATTTAAACCAAAGGCAACTAAAAAATTTAAAGTTTGTAAAAAATATTCTTCAACCTTAGATAATAAGCACAAAGAGTATATAAATGAATTTACCAAAGATGAATTTGATACTATTCCTAAACTAAAAGAAGAAAAAAACACACTTATCCAACAATTAAATAATCCAGAACCGCTTCCAATTGAACAAGTAATGGAAATAAAAGATAGAATTAAAGAGATTACACAAATTACAAAAGAACTAAAAAATAAGAAAAAAAATTATTTTCTGGATAATTCCAAATATATTTTTGAATATTTTGAAAATAAAAAAAATATTAATAATGTGGATGAAACTAACAAAAATATTACCTCTAAAAATCAAATACTTTTTAATATTTTTAAAGTGAAACACGATGATGCGGGTAATGAAATAAATGTGACTGAAAATAAAAATAAAAATATTGTTCAAAAGTATTTAAGCAACATCGATGAATCTTTTTTAGATATGAACGCATTTGTTAGAGAAACTGATATTTGTCAAAATTGCTATAAAGGCGAAATGATCCCTTTGGATGACGAAGGTGTTCTTATTTGTAATAGTTGTTTTGTTAATCTACCATATTTAATTGAAAATGAAAAACCCAGTTATAAAGAACCTCCAAAAGAAGTTTGCTTTTATGCTTATAAAAAAATCAATCATTTTAAAGAAATATTAGCACAATTTCAAGGAAAAGAAACCACTCTAATTCCTGTTTATGTGATTGAACGAATAAAACAACAAATCAAAAAGGAAAGAATTGGGCTTGAACAACTAACATATTACAAAACAAAAGATATGCTTAAGAAAATTGAATCTAATAAATATTATGAACACATCGCATTTATTAAAAATAAACTAGGAATAAAACCTCCTGTATTAAGTCAAGAATTAGAAGATACTTTATGTAATTTATTTATGAAAATTCAAGCACCTTATGCCAAATATTGCCCAGATTACCGTGTCAATTTTTTAAATTACTATTATGTTTTATTTAAATTCTGCGAACTTCTTGGAGAGACACAGTATTTACACGATATTCCTTTATTAAAAGATCGTGAAAAACTAATCGAGCAAGATGAAACATGGAAAAAAATGTGCGTTGAATTAAATTGGGAGTTTATACCTACTGTGTAACAAATTTATTGTTTATTGTTTTTTTTTGTTTTTTTTGTTTTTTTTGTTTTTCGTCTTTTGTGAATTATACGTTTTTTTGCAAATGTTTTTCTTCGTTTAGATTTACTACGTGTAGTTGTTTTATATCCTCTTGCTGTAAATTTTCCAAGTTCTTGGTCGATGTCTCTAAATAAATCTGTTTTTAATTTTTTTACAACTTGTTTTTGTAATAAAGTATTTTCAGTAGGTAGTCCAAATATCCATCTATTAACATTGAAATAAACCTCTCTATTTTCATTTATTATTATTTTACTATTTTTATTATTAATGCTATAAGTATCACAACCCTCATTAACTAATTCGTTTGTTTCTGAGTCGCGAATTAGCATCATTGTACACGACCCTGGTTTAAAATCATTATTAATAATGGCTATATTATTAAAAATAGCGTATTCGATATTTGACTCTGTTTGTTTACCTTGTTCGGTATATAAACTAACAAATGTCCCTTTTAAACGCGATACGATTTTATTTCTTTTAAATTTTTCTTTTATTTTTTCGTCTAATGAAATATAATAAGTTTCTCCTATAAGTAAATCTGTTGGATTTATTTTTTCAAAAGGAAAATTAGCGTGATTTGACATATATTATAATATATTGTGATATTTTATAATATAATTATATAAAACAACTTAAAAATTTATTCATATATTATGCTTAAAAACCCCCAGGCCAGGATACAAGATTTGCACCTATACCGAACCCAGCACCTGATCTAGCAGTTACCCCCATTGAAGGAATATAAGTATCTAATATAGCAAATGTGGCCGCAGCGGTTAATGCCAACAACGCAATTTCTTCAAGATTTAACGAACGCTTTGGAATTGCAAAAGCAGCAATTGCTACCATTAACCCCTCAATTAAATACTTAATAATACGCTTAATAAGTTCAGAGATATCAAACATACTCATCTTTATATAAAATAAAAAGAAAAAAATATATTTTAGTAAATTAAAACTTAAACATTAATTTGTTAAAATATATAATGAGTAAAAATAAAGCTTCGAAAAAGGCATTTCAAAGAAAGTTAAAGACAGATGGAACTCCTAATCCTAAATATGTTGACGTATTAGATGTGGATAAAGAAATTGCGGGTCAAACATTTGGCTGTTTCTCTTTTATATCTCCTGAAAAAATCCTAAAACAAAAGGAAATGTATTTTTTTGAAGAATTCCTAAAGCAATGGGAAATGAATAAATCCATGGAAAAATTTCACCAATTTCTAAATTTTATTTCATTTAAATATAAATTACAATTTGAAGAAGTAATAAAGGATTTTGAAACATTTGTAAAAGAAGAACGCGATACAATTGTTAATTCATCTATTGACCACGATTATAAAAGTTTCTTAGATCGCGAAGAAGATTCTCTTGAAAAGAAATTTAATACAAAACATAATTTTCAAACCTCTGTTAGAGGGTTTAAGTCTAGAGGCAACTTTGGTTCACAAAATGAAGCTGAAATTCGTGCAAGACTTTTAAGAGAAATGGACCCTAATTTTGATGTATATGTTGGACCTGTAGGAACGTGGCTACCTTGGGAACCAGAGGCGTATAAAACGGGTCGTGTTGAATATTTAGAAGAAGAATTAAATCAACTTGTACAAGAAAAAATTAAGAATGAAACGATTGCTAAAACCGCATTTGAACAACGTGTTAAGGAGACTAAACAAAAAGCGATTGATGATAATAAGAAAAATGCTGAAAAACACGGCAATGTTGTTACTCAAGATATTGATGAAGAAGGTAATTTAATTGGTGCTGGAAATAATACTACTGAAAAAACATTTGATTCAAAAGAAACTGAAACTATTTCTGTTTCTGATATTCGTTCAGAATTATTTGATGGGGATAATGTAGTAGTAGGAAAAACAGATTATGGTCAAAGTCAATTAAAATCTGGACCACTTGTTTCTAAGAAAGAAAATTAAATAATATATTTTATTTATTGTTATTATAATAAATAAAAAAATGAATAACCTGGGTTATAGCATATGTATTGATTTAAGTAATTGTTCTATAATAATAATCATTATTAAATACTATAACATTTTTAATACTTCTAGACATTTTAGCAGCTGAAATATGCTCTGTTTCAGCAGCTTTCGCAATTGTTTCCCACGTTCCTAAAACTTGTCCTGTTTTTTTTTCAACTTTTTCAACTTTTTTACCGGTGGATGAAGTAGTTTTATGATTATATTCATCATTTTTTAAGGATAATCCATAATATCCCTCATTAGAACCATAATTTGTCCATACAGTTGATTTTAAAGTGTATTCACACGAATTTAGATATTCTTTAATATCTTTCATATCGTTATCATTGCATTCTTTGTTTACACTTTTTTTCCATCTTTGATATTCCTGAAGTAGTATTGAATTTAGAATCTTTCCACTTGGTGAAAAATGACACACTTGAAATAAAAATGTTTCAACATCGTCATTAACCATTTTTTTTTTATATTCAATATGTTTTAGTTTTACACCAATATATCCATATACTACTTGATTTTTATTTTGTGATGTGAGTCTTGATGGTTTAAATCTAGTATCTAAATAATTTTTTAAAGAATGAAAAACTTCTTTTTTAGGTTTTATTTTACTCCAAATCCTATATTGTCCTTCCATATTAACACACGATTCTTCAACATCAGTACGAACAATGCACATTGTGTTAATAAACTCATTAAATTTGTTAGTTAATTCGTCTTCTGGTAATAATGAATTTTGATAAACTGTTTGGTTTTCTTTTTCTACAATTTCTAATACTTCCTTTTGTTTGTCTATTTTTTCTGTTAATTCAACTATTTCTAAGCCTAGTTTTGTGATGGTATTTTTTTGAATAACTAATTCTTTTTTTAGATCATCATTTTCCTTTAATAGATCATCATTTTGTTTTAATAAATTGTTAAAATTATCAATATTATACATTTTCTCTTGAATTATTTCTTTGATATATTTTGTTAGGTTCTCAATTGTAAAATTGTCATTATTATATGCTATTATTTCGGTTTTATTCTTATCATTAATTTGAATAGTTCTAATTTGTTTTTTAATTTTTGGATGACACTTAATACAATTTTCTATTTCAACTTTGTTTTGCACTTTAAATGCCTCTAATAAAATAAAATTGTCGTAATTTTTACGATGATCTAAAATTCTATTATGTAAATTATTTGTATGTCCAAATTTAATAAGTTTATCGTTAGTTTCATTAGTATTATTAATTGTTCCAAAATATATACATTCGGTATTTAATGGAAATTGTTTAATCAATGTTTGTTCAATGGCTTTTTGTTTATTTTCTTCTATAGAATTTTGTAGAGTTAATAGTGTATAATTTTGTTTTTTTAACTGAACTTTTAATTCGTCGGTTTCTTCTTCTATAATTTGTTGTAAAAAATCTTCCATTTTTATGTAATATTCGTGTATTTCATTAGACTTTTTTGTTTGTGCCTTTAAACACATTAACTTAAAACATTTAATAGTTAACAAAAAAGTTTGTTTATTTTGTCCTCCCCATTTTTCTTCTTGTTTTTCTTTATTTAAAATTATAATATCATTATTTATTTTATCATTTTTAATTATATCATTACTGCAACTCGCTTTGGGTGAACCCAAAGCGAGATTTATATAATCAATATTCAAGACAAAATATTTTTCCAATAAACGTTTTAAATCTATTTTTTGTTTAAATCCTAACCATTTCCACACATTATCTAAATCAATAATAAAATCTTTATTTTTATCATAATTTAAATAACAATAAAAACTACTCACGAATAATTGTTGTTCTATATCTGTAAAATTTTCTTTAATTTTAACCAATAATTTATTATTATAATCACTAGATAGCTTAGTAATAGGATTATTTTCAATTAAACTGACAATATCGAGTGTGTCCATTTTATAATAATATTTAATGTATTGTCTTTAAGTAGTAAATCTTGCTTTATATTTAAAAAGCAAGATTTAAAAAGCGAGTTTTATAAGCTCAACTATCATTAATAAGTAGTGTAATTCTTGCTTAACCAATTGGGTAAGCAAGTTTTAACATTTTGTTCTTTTATAGTGCGCTATTGTACAGCAAGATTATTACCATTTACTCTTTTTAACCGCTATTTTAGGTCCCTGACCACGTTTCTTCACATTATTTGGGTCATATTGTTCTCCATCATCATCGTCGTCATTGATTTGTTTAGATAATTCCCAAAACTCTTTTGAACCCAATCTGAAGTCATTATGATCGTCGGCCTTATACCAAAACACTTGGTCTTGTAGTTTATTCGATTTTGAGTTATTATTTATAACCAAACACTCAAAATTTTCTGTGCATTGATCCATTACCTGACAAAACGACTCAAATGTTGGAAACATACCAGCATAATTTTCATAAATACGCTTTCTATTGGCGATATATGGCTCTCTTAAAATGAAGACGTAATCAATGTTAGTTCTTAGCGTTGGTGGTATGCCTAAAGGATATTGCATTGTGATGAGTAACATAACCTTCCAATGGCGTCCATTCATAAAGAGGAGACGCATCATCTTATCACGTGCCCAGGTGTTATCATATAAACAATCGTCTAAAACTACAAATGTCCTAGGATCAATTGTACTTCGTTTAAATTGCTCCATTTCCTTTTTAATCTGCTTTAATACACCACGCTGTCTCTTTAAAATATTTTCAATAATAACAGTATTATACTCATTATGAATAAATAATTTCGGCACTAATTTTCCGTAAAACCCATTACCTTCTTCTGTTCCAGCAATAACAGTTCCAATAGGAATATCTTGATGATAATATAATAAATCTCTAAGTAAAAAAGATTTACCAGTGTCACGACGACCAATTAACACACCTACAGGACCCTTGGATTCATTTGGTTTGAAACTAATACTTTTCATATCAAATCTTTTTAAATCTAAATTCATTATAATTAAAACAGATATAATAAAATAATTATTTTTACGAATTTTTTTACGAATATATATGTATATGCCTAGACAAGTTCATATAATTGGACCATATAATACTGGAACTAATTTACCACCCAATATAATCAACCAAACAGAATGTACCGATGTAATAAGAAAATAAATCTATAACTATTGAACATCAACATAAACCATTTGGTAAACACACCTTAAATATCAAGATAATTGAAAATTATCTAGATAATCCAGATAATTTACTAATAATAATGTATAAAAATGTTTATAATTGGTTATATAGCATACAAAAATCACCATATGATATTAAATATACTAAATTATATTTACCAGTTATATTAAAGAAAAACATATTTCCTAATATGATTGAATTATATAATTTTTACTTTATAAACTATATGTCTATTTTACAAAGATATCCAAATGCCATATTTTTAGATTATAACAAAGTAATTGACAAATCCAATTCTTATAATTATATTCAATCTAACCT